GGCAGGACTGTCCCGAAAGCCGTAGCACAAGCACTGGCCAATGCTCCCCAGAAGCATCTCAGTAGTGATGCTTTCACTGGGAAGAGCCCGTCTCAGATGTTACAAATAGTGTTAGCAGAGAGGAAAATATGGGGTAAGATGCCCCAGAAGATGCAGAAGGACATTGAAGGTGGCAAGAACCTCGAGCAATTCGAGCATATGTTCCATTGGCTTACGGGACAGAGCCTGCAAGACATCAAGCGGGGTGGGTCAGAAGACGTCGACGAGGCTGGGACTTTCACCCTCTCAGTTGCGGAAGAGCATCCAATAGACCTCGCATGGGCTGTGCTCAAGGGGGTGTGAGGCTGGTCAGTGAAGAGCGAGCCACTCTCGAGGTCATCGAGGAAATAGACTGGGAGATGGCAAAGAAGGACTTCAAGTTCTTCTTCGAGGAGATACTAGGCTGGCAGTTGGCTGACCACCATGCCAAGTGGTTCCACAATCTCAACACCCACAACCGATACTGCGTGAAAGCGTCTCGAGACCATGGGAAATCCACTTTGTTCCTAGGTTATCTGCTATGGAAGGTCATATTCACCCCCCGTCTGGATACCATGATATTCAGTCACAGCCTAGACCAATCCATCAGGCACATGAGGGGCTTGAACGACCTCATAGACTCTAGCCCGATGCTGGCCAAGATGAAGGACAAGGATGCTTGGTCCAAGACCTTCTTCGGTTTCACCAACGGCTCCCGAATCAACGCCAAGTCAGTCGGTGGTGGTGTCAGAGGTGCTCACCCGGACTTGATTTTGCTAGACGACATCCTCTGGGGAACCACAGACACTGAACTGCAGCGTGTGGCCTCGTGGTTCTACGAGGTTCTCGTTCCGACACTGCATCACACTTCGCAACTATGCATAGTCGGGACTCCGTTCACTCCGACTGACCTATACACCGAATTGGAGAGGAGGGATGGGTATCTAGTCGAGACCTACCCCGCTATCAATCAGAAGGGAGAGCCCCTATGGCCATGGCGCTGGTCCTTGGAGGCACTGGATGCCCGAAGGATGGACATGCCTGCCATTGCCTTCACTCGTGAGTATCTCTGTGAGCCCATGGACGACATGTCCAGCCTGTTCCCCTCGACTGTGGTCAATGCATGCAAGGAACCGAACCTCACACTGATGGATAGACGCCCGAAGGATGACGATAGTCAGTATTTCATAGGTTGGGACCCTGCTATCTCCTCGGACAGGCAGGCTGACTTCACAGTCATGCTAGTCCTTCGTAGGCCGTCTGATGCGCCGGAGACTCTGGAACTAGTCCATGTGATACGTCGGAAGGCCATGGACTTCCGCACTCAAATAATAGAGATACAGCGCTTGAACAACAAATTCCGCCCTGAAGTCATTGAATTGGAAGCCAACCACTTCCAGAGGGTTTTCGCTACTGAACTCCGTGCTGACACGGACCTGCCCATCAAGACATTCATCAGCACGAAACAGAGGCGTGAAAGCCTTCTTATGGGTCTGGTTCTTCGGTTCGAGCGAGAGCAGATTCGCTTACCATGGGGAGATGACAGGTCACGTGACCTCATCAGCCAATTGGAGCACGAACTAATCATGTTTGGTATGAGCAAGGAAGGGAAGTTAGACAGCATCGCTCGTCATGACGACTTCGCCATAGCGCTCGCATTAGGGAATTGGGCTACTACAGAGTTCCGTGAGAGAATCATCGACTTGGACTCACTAATGGCGGGGTTGATAGATTGACTTGGGGCAGCGAACTCATTGGGGACGACTACGACGCCCATACAGAGGAGTTGGACATCGACAGGGCTTGGGTCATGAGGCAGTTGCAACAGCATCCCTTATTGAAGCAAGCAGCAATACGAGGGGCTGGTTTCGCCCCTGAGTCTGCTTCACCAGCCCCCGGGGATAAATCTGGTGCCAAACTACCCGCCCCTGAGCAGGAGAAGACCCCCGAGGAAGAGGCTGAGGAGCGAAAGGAGACAGAGAGGCTCAAGGAGGAGATGGCCATAAACACAGGGGAATTCATCGAAGGGTGGTTCGAGGACACCTTCGGGAAGAGCCCCTCGGCCATAGTCAAGAACTTGAGAAAGAAGAGGCGCGTCCATAAGGCACTCGCCCCTGAGATAGACGAGGCCATCAGGATAATCCGTCTCGCTAAAGCAGCCGAAGTCGACCAAGTCCTGTCCTCCCTCGACTGGGCTTCCAGTCATCTGGATACCATCAAGTCTCTAGGCATTGCAGACAAGGACCTCAGGGCACTGAGGAAGTTCGGGGATAGCAGGGAAGTCTCTCTCAGGCAGGCATGCCTTCAATGGGAGAACTCCAATGAACTAATATCGAAACTATCCGAGTTGGATGATGACTTCACTCCCTCTCAGCAAGAGCAGTGGGTGAATGCCCTCAAACTCAGGAAGGAATCACGCACCATGTGGAAGAACACGCTCCATCAATCAGAGCAACTATCCAATAGGGATGCCCTCTGCTTGGAGAAGTCAGTCAGTCTTCTCGCAGAGCATGGCCCTATGTCATCTCGAGACCTTCTCACACACATGAACAATGAGGATGGCCGGAACAAGGGGCTGCCTAGTTCACAGCAACTAGGTGCGCTCATGAAGACCTATGGCCCTGAATACAACATAGTGAAAAACGGCTCCAACTGGGAGGTCCTGACGAATGACCTCCATTTAGTCATGAAGGACCCTTGGGCTTACGCTGCTGGTTTCCTAGACGCTGATGGCTATATCACCATCTCCAAGAGAGGGGAGCCAAGAGCCGGAATCGTAGCCACTGGCTTGAGGGGCAAGCACCATTGCGAGAATCTCTACAAGATGTTGGGGTGTGGGGTCCTCTCTCTCAATTTGAAGGTTCACAAGAGCAGCAAGAGGAGCCAGCATCGCCTGCAGTTCTACAGCAAGAGCGATATCAGCAAGTTGCTCAAGGGGACCATGCCTCATTTGCGCCTCAAGAAGAATCAGGCTCGTTACGTCCTAGAGCATCTCTCACTGCGGGGTAAGGATGGTGACTTAATCAACAAGAGGAGAGATGAGTTATATCGCCTCGTGAAGTGGGAGAATTGGTCAGATGTCCAAGGCGAGCAACTGCTAGAGGAGTGGAATGTTGATGAACAAGAGGTCCTCTCGTGGGCTAAGCGTGACCCCGAGATGATAGTAGGAGAGGCGATTTGAGATGGCAGACGAGCAAGGTTTCATCAGCCGTTTCATCAGCAGCCTCTCTAGGGGATTCCGAACCAAGACGACCCCCGAGCCGATAATGCCCCTATGGAAAGCGGGGATACAAGAGCCTGTGCTCGTTCAAGGGGTGAGCATACCCGCTTTGTATGCCACAGTGCAAGAGAGCATCATACTGAGGACCACTATCAACACGCTCTGTCAGGAGATATTCCGAAGGGGTCATTACTGGGAGAAGAAGTTCCAGATGAAATGCACCCATTGTGGCGAGGAATACAAGCATGAGACTCAACAATGCAAAATCTGCGACAACACTGATTTCAGAGGGCCAGACCCAGACCAAGTAATCTACCCGAGGTGGTTCGTCCAGCAACGCAACAGCATGGACCAGACGTTCATGGATGTCCTCAGGGAAGTGGAATGGGACTTGGACATCGTGGACGATGCCTTCATCGTGCTAGTCAAGGACTACTACTACAAACCAGAATCACCTAACATAGAACTCTACAGAGTCAAAGAGATGCTACGTGGGGACCCTACTTTCATGAGGATAGTGTCCGATAAGAAAGGAGTGAGAGGTGGTAGATACCTCGTTTGCCCCATCCATCGTGACAAGACCTACCCCTTCGGAGGGGACCACAAGAACTGCGAGGTTTGCAACCAAGAACTGCAAGACGTGCATTTCATCAACACCGCAGGCTCAGGCAAGACTCAGTATTACATCGACGGGGAGATACTCCACTTCAGCAAATACAACCCGTCGAAACTCTACGGGCGCAGCCCAGTAGCGACTCTATGGCGCCAAGCCATGACCTTGTCAGCCATGGACAATTTCATGTATCTCTCCTATCAGAAGAGAAGGATGCCGAGAGGAGTCCTTGCTATTACCACGGATAACATCCAATCCACTGCTTCCTTCTGGAAAGGGGCGGAGGAGAAGATGGAGAGGGACCCCCATTACATCCCCAAGGTCGGCATAGAGTCAGCGACTGGCCGTGGCCGTGTGGAGTTCGTTCGCTTCATGGATACTCTCGATGAAATGCAGTATGGCGCTGTTCGTGACGAGTTGCGTATGAGGATAGCGGCCTTCTACGGTGTATCCAATATATTCATGATGGACAGTGGCAAGGGTGGTGGCCTCAACAACGAGGGCATGCAGATTCTAGTCACCAACAGGGCAGTGGAGTTCGGTCAGAAACTATACGGTAGGGAGGTTTTCCCTCGTCTCTTCAAGGCTATGGGGGTGACTGATTGGGAGATGACTCTCTATCCGAACGAGGAGGAGGATGATGTCACACGCCTGAGGAGGGACGAGATGGAAGTCAATATCGCTCAGAGAATGCAGCAATTGGGCTTCATGCCTGAGTTGACGGAGGATGCAGGCAGGGACATCCGATTCTTCTACAAGAAGCCTGAGGAGGGGCAGCAGATGATGCCTCCACAGCAAGGAGGGGCTCCACCGGGGCAAATGCCACCTGAGGACCAAGGTGGCATGGCACCACCACCGGGCATGGCACCACCGGGCATGGCACCACCGGGCATGGCACCACCCGGAATGGCACCACCGGGCATGGCACCACCCGGAATGGGTCGTGGTGTTGGAACGCCTGCGATGCCCACCCCGACTCGCGCTAGGCCACCTAACGAGAGGGCCATGAGAGGGCAGACAGTCTCTGGCCAGCCACCGCGAATCAGACAGAGGGGAAATGAGATTCTGACTATGGAGAAGGGACTAGGTGCAGGCTCAGGCTCGGAAAGCACAGGTGATAGAAGCGGCAAGATAGCACCAGTGAGTTCGGAGACTGCGAGTGACGGTGCACCTCAATCCAAGAAGAACGCTCGTAGGACGAAAGGCCCTGTCGAACAGGCATTGGATGCCGTGGCGAATGCGAAGGAAGAGGCGGCAGACCCTCTCAATAATAAGAAGAAGAGCAATCTCCCCTGATGAATAGTTTAATGAGGTCATAGCCTGTGCGCCATCACATGTCCGACACGATTGTCAAACTCGACCCTATGGTTCGGAAACTCGAAACCAGCATAACCGAGTTCAAGAGCGCCCTTGAAAACAACGACCTAGTCGCTGCCCAGCAGTTCCTCAGGTCGATACACCAGACTAGTGATTACCTTTCCGAGGACGTCACTCAAATATACAAGGCAGAGACCGAGGGCAACAGCGCAATTGGCGTCAATGACATATACGCTGGAGGCGCTCCCGTCATGCAATTCAAGGAGCAGGGTGCCATCACAAAGGGTGAGAGGCCCCTAGGATACATAGGCCCGGATGGCATCGAGTCCAATTGGAGGCCACAGCACGGATTCGGTCAGAGGGTTGACTGAAATGTCAGAAGAAGTCACCACCTTGATGGATGCTCTCATCACCAAGATGGAGCGCATGGATGGTGACATTGATGTCTTGCGTGCCCAGAATGCCGAACTCCGCAAGATGGTGTCAGACCCAGACATGATGCTGATGAAGTCTGGCTTCGTAAGAGGTAGCACCCCTGCTACCGAGGATGTGTGGGGAGACCCTCTGAGAGGGGAGAGAAACGAAGTCATCGAAAAGGCTGCAATAGCCATTGATGGAGTCATGGTAATGCCAGAGTCCAACCAAGACTGGCACGAGATGGGTTGGGATGAGATTCACGCTATGGCCAATGAGGCCGCAGTATCAGAAGGAAGGCCGGTGGACCAATGAGACCAATGAGAGTAATAGCAGGGGAGCGTGCTCCTGATGTTGATGAACTAATAGAGAAAGCAAGCAATATGGAAGAGATGCTCTTGAAAGTAGCAGAACTCAGAGACGACTCCCAGATAAGAAACATCACGGGTGTCGAAGAGGCTCCAATGAAGCATTATTGGACTAATCAGCAGCAACCTGAGGAAGGTATTGAGAGTGTTGCGCGAACAGGCGCGATAAGCGAGACTGTCTCCTTCGATGAGACTGCGAACCCTCACCAGACTGGCTCTACCCTATCAGCGCATGAGAATGACGCTGGTGGCATCATGAAAGCAGGTCCTGCCGACCTAGCAGCATTGCTTGGCGGTAAAGGTGGACCCCCACCCGGTGCCGGTGATGACCCAATGGGCGGAGATGACCCAATGGGCGGAGATGACATGGGTGAGGATGACCCTCACGTGCTCGCTGAGAAAATCAAAGGCCTTGTGGACCAACTAGCAGGTGGCAGCATGGGCGGAGATGACCCAATGGGTGATGACATGGGCGGCGAAGACGCAATGGCCAGTGCACCGGGACCAATGTGATAGGTGGTGGTGATTGTGTGCAGGAGACTCCGCAAGAGCACTTCCTGAATGCTAAAGCCCGTTTTCAAGAGCACTATGACGAAGAAGACGCGGCCAATCTGCTTTTCGCTTGCAACAACCTAGTCAATCACGGTATAGAACTAGATTGGGATGACACCCTCCACAAGATGGAGGAGATTCTCAAGGAGAAGGCACAGGCTAAGGTCGAGGAAGTCTTAGCAGAGCCTGAGAAGGAGAGGAAGAGAGGCAAACTCTACGTAGAGGATACCGAAGAGAACCGCTCAGACCGAATAGGGATTTCCCATTACAGATATGTCGACAGAGAGGATAACTCCGACCGTTCCGAGAGGGAGCAGACTGGTGGCGCAACTGGTCGTAGGAAGAAAGGTGGTGCCATATCGGAAGAGAGTCTGGATTTCGCGCCCAGTCGCCGTTTCGAGACTGCCTCGATGGACTTCCCCCTGAGTGACGACGACATCCGTGAATTAGAAGCGGCCAAGACTCCCGGTAGCAGGGAGGATATCCGCGCTTGGGTTCGATATCACGCCGGAGACAGAGGAACCGAAGGTGGCGGATACAGTCATATCGGGTCTACTGACCCTAC